CTTTTTGACGGCTTTGGTTCTTTTGACCCGCAGCTTATTTACAATCGGATCGAATACCTTGCCAGTGGACTGGAGTGCCGTGTTATATTTCTAGACCACCTCAGTATATTATTGAGTGGACTAGATGGAGATGAACGACGAATGATAGATACTACAATGACCAAGCTAAGGTCATTAGTAGAGAGAACAGGAATAGCACTATTTTTAGTATCACACTTACGAAGAAGTACAAATGACAGTCGTAATCACGAAGAGGGAGGACGAATTAATTTGTCCCAACTTAGAGGCTCTCACAGCATCGCTCAAATCAGCGATAATCTCATTGGACTGGAACGAAATCAGCAGTCCGAAGATGGAAGAAGTCCTACGACAATTAGAATCCTTAAAAACCGTTATTCTGGTGAGACAGGCACAGCGGGGGAACTAACTTATGATATCAACACCTGCAGATTTACAGAAAATGAAACTTCGACAACACCAATTTTCAATCCAGCCACGGATTTTTGAAGGCAGCACCTATCGCCATCCTTGGTACGATCATGTCGCCTTCATAGAGCACTACGGAGAAGATAATCTAGAATTACATAAACCTAACCCACCGAGTAAAGAGGCAGTTCAACGTGCAAAGTTTGTTGACAAAACCTACCATTGGACAGGTAGGAACAGTAGTGTTCGACCTAGAAACTAATGGCTTATCATTCACATCAGAAGATCCACGAATACATTGCATTGCGCTACACTGGGCCGAAGATGACGTTACGGAAGCATTCAATGATGAACCGTATACCACTCCTACAAAGGACTTACCAATGGGTAGCAACTACTCTATCACGACTGCTTTATCCCACTTGGAGGTGGCTGATGTTATTGTCGGGCACAATATTATTGGGTTTGACTTACCTTTTATACATCAGTTATACCCTTGGTTTAATCCTCGTGGCACCATTATTGATACTCTTTTGTTATCTCGCTTATATCATCCGAACTTACTCGATATAGATAAGAGAAATGCTAATAA